GTACAACATGCTATAGAACTCACCCTGCTTTTCCGATGGAACGAACAGGTCTTTTGCTTCCTCCGGAGTTAGATCCATTTCTACCTTGATCTTCATTCATCACCTCATAGTTCATTTCTACTGGAACGCTGACGGATTTCCCCCAACGATTCTTTTTTGTTACACATTTAAATCGACCGGGTATCCATCCTTCTGGTGGATCTGGTATATTCTTATCAATTGCTGTGAGTTCGCGTGTAGTTGTACCAACAAAGATACGAGAGTCTTTCTTTCCTCGCATTGTGGCACGAACGCATGAATGGATTTGTCGATTGACATAACGGTCAAACTTGTCTTCACCGTTTTCTCTGTAGAATACTTTAACTTCAAAATCACTCATAATGTCTCTCATGTGGCAGAGGCACAGGGATTTGAACCCCGACGAACGGTTTTGGAGACCGTCATGCTACCATTACACCATGCCTCTAAAATAAAGTGCGGAACGGGTGGATTAGGGTAACCACCAATGGGGTACGATCTGAAGTACCTTTCTAAATAGACCCCATACGACCTGCATTCCCGCGAAGGACATGGGCGCTACCCCTTCGGTCTACCTTACCCCCCTTCAGCGAGAGGTATTCGGTCACGTTCCTATCGGTGTTGCAATCACCGAACTCTGGAGTGGATGATAGGAATCGAACCTACTTAAAACTGATTTGCAGTCAGTCACCTAACCATTCAGTCACATCCACGAATTCTGGTCTCGTCGGCAGGATTCGAACCTGCGACCCTCTGCTTAGAAGGCAGATGTTCTATCCATCTGAACTACGACGAGGAAAACACTTTGCTCGCGAGGTAGGACTTGAACCTACGACAACTTGATTAACAGTCAAGTGTTCTACCAACTGAACTACTCGCGAGCAAAATGCTCTCTCAAAACCACCGAGTGAGAGGAGGACTTATTTTGTCTGCCTCCTTTCTCTCACTCAGTACAGACATTATATAACAATATTTCGTCTGCTGTCAATAACTATTTCAAACTTTTTATTCTCAATAAAATCAAGCAGTTTTACATCATACTTAGGATATCCTTTAGGACAAGGAGTTAGGGTGGGGTGGGAACTTTGCGTTCCCATCTTGTCGGTGCGATAGAGGAGTATCTTGTTGAGAGAGGCATTCGCACCGCCCCGAAACTTCATATTACCACGTTTATAAAAACTTTGTCAACCCCTGATTCATAAAAATATCTTTTATTTTTTCGTGTTCTTCTCGTGTTTGTGACTCTAATCTTTTTTCTGGATTTAGAGTATCACCAACTAAAATAGTTCCACCACTCAATCTCTTTTTGCATAGGTCTACATTATCTCTCATAATGTCTACACCGTATATATCTGCCAGTGCTTCCTCTTCTGTCATGTTGTAGAAGTAAACCTTTATCCACTTTACCGCAACAAGAAATTGACCGTCTCCACAAGCAGGGTCTAGAACTGTTTTTCCTTTGCAAAAAATATCTAGATCAGATTTTTTTAGCATATCTAAGACTAACTCTGTTGGAGTAAATATTTCTGCTGTTGCCTTCACACGATATTCATCTCTTCCGATTTCTCCCATGTACTCATGGTCATTCATCTTCTGTTCGATTTTATCCCAAATAACTTTCGACATAATCAATTTCTTTCCGAGTCAATTTAAACATACTAAACAAATCAGAGTCTGTCATTCTACCACAATTTAATATGTTTGGCAATGCCTTAAATACCTTTTCGTTGCCAAAACCTGACCATTTGGCAGTCTTGAGAATGTACTTAAACAATTTTAAATTTAAATTGTCGGCAAGGATATTACCAGAACTCTCGTTTGGGACCACGATATAATATGCCATATCTGTTCCACCATACACACCATCGTCATAGAATGGTTTAGTGTAACCACTGCGAGACCACATTACCTTTTTCTCGTCTGCCCAATCTTGTCTGATACTTGAGTACCACACCTGAGAGTTTGTGTGAAAAATAGGGTAGATGTGTTTGTCTGTTTTTTCTTTGCTGATAACATCAGTACGATGAATTAAAACATTGTGGCAATTTACATAATCGTATCTTACATCAAGTTTGTCTTTTGTGTCAAATATAACTTTTTGATGTATCGAATAAGATTCCTCACACATATCATTCGGCAAATAAAACGACGATTGATCTATCAGTTTGTCAAAGGTTCCATTGTCTGTCCCGATCTTAGTTTCGGTAGAATCCGACTGAGCATTGACAATCATGTAATCTGCAAAGGTGCTTCCAATATTGGGGAAGTATTTTTTAGTATCCAGATTTAAGAAACTCACCACCTTGTCTTGGAATATTTTTAATATCTTGTTAGAAGGTGACAGAAAACTACTGGGAGAAACCTGAAGCAAAACACCATTTGGTTTTAACCACTCGTCAAAAGTTTTTTGTGTGAATGTGATCCACAACTTATGTTGAGTTTTTTTCCTGTTTAAAGAATCCTGAAAGGGGGGATTTGCAACGACAACATCAAATTTTATCAACAGACATTTGCTCCCTTGAGGTTAAGGTATGTGTTGATTGACGTAGCAATCTCTTTAGACTTCTTTGGTCTGCGTTCACCATAGTGTAATTCGATACCTTCTTTTTTGTGGAACATAGTGCCTTCGTACTGACCAGTTTTAGGAAGATGCCATGCTCCATTTTTCTGCAATGTAAACGGAACATCAATGTTAATGATTTGCCCACCATCATCAGTAAGACTAAACAATATTGACTTCTTGTTCTTTATATATTCAACCTTGCATTGGTCTGAATTGACACGCTCTAATAGTTTGGCATAGTCCTCATCAAACAAAGAACACAAATACCGATCTTTACTAATGAGTAAAAGTTCTTCGTCATAGTTGAGACCTGCCATTTTTAATACTCGCGGTTTGATCAAATCGTTTGGCAACTTCGATAGTGCTTCTATCGTAACTTCGATTGCCTCTTCACTCAGGTTTTTACAATCGTCTTTCCATTGCGTATCGATGTTAGACCATAATCGAGCATCTTCACTGTTTACATACCTTTGCTTCAGAATGTTCGACACATTTTCATAAGTGTTGTAAGCATCTTTTAGATAGGAAAGTCCCAACCTATCAAGAAGTTCATTTCGCTTTTCCTTATCACTTCCTTTAAACACATCGTTTGTGATTGGGTCTTTAAATGTCCCCACTCCAACAGACTGAAAAATAAAGTTGTTTAAAAATGAGACCCAAGTTCCAGAGCACAATTGAGGACGCTCATAACCGTTTTTGTAATTTTTTAGTGAGACCGAAATAATTCTGTCTTTAAACTTGATAACAAAGTCGCCTTTCAGTTTTTGGTTTCTGAATTGCTTTTCTACATTTATGAAGTCAAACTTTTCGTTTGGGTATTTTTTCAGCAAACTACCAAAGAATTCTTTCACAACACTATCAATGTTCTTCTTATATGATGAGTTTGCAAAATCGTTTTCGATGTTTCTTTCACGACAGTAATCTTGGAAAATATCAAATTTTTCTTGCACATCATCGGTTAAAGAACAACCACTCTCAACAGCAAGTTTCTGTAAAACATAAACAATATATGCTTCTGCGGCATCCTGAATGTAATGATCTTTTGCACAACCCGCACTCATTTTCTAAAACTCCTTAATACATTCTCTCTCGATCAACTGTATTAGTTTAACACTACTCAGTGACTTCTGTCAACCATTTTTTGTAAAGAGTTTCTTGCATTCTATATCCCTGACGCTCCCAAGGTTGCTTACTGTATGGTGTGTCTGTGTAGTCTTTACCTTTCCACATCCGACGACCATCTGCGTAATCTTTGCACAATCCTGTTGCCCACTGCCAAACATGAACCATCTCGTGCATGACGGTTTTAATCACATCTTCCAAGTTCTCGTACTCGTCAAACTTCTTGTGAAGATCAATCTTGAAGTTACGATTGTCGGTACTGTCGCACCAACCATAGACACCTTCACTTCGGAGTGTCTCACGCAACTCAATCTCAATGTCGAGTGTTCTCATTCTTGGCATCAATTCTTTGATACACCAGTTAGTGATGCCTTCAACGAGTTTACGATTCTTTTTCGTACTGCCTGTCACAAGAACAAAATTCATTAACGAACCACCTTCGCAGTTGCTAAAATTTCACCTTTCACTTCACCTAACTTGCGAACCATTTTGATTGCTTTCATCATTGCTTCACGTTTGCTAGTGCCGAAAAGTCGAAAGGTTTCTTTGATACCCAAGTCTTTTGCATTTACTGTTACATCAAATAAAGTCATAATTTCTCTCTCATCAACTTACATATACATAATACCACAAAGGGGTTGCAATGCAACCCCCTATTCATAATAAAATGCTCCTTTGATATCAAGCAGTTACCGACTTTTCCTCAAGTTGTTTCTCAAGTTCCGCAACTCTACGTTGCAGTTTGCGAACCATTTCTCGTAATGTATAAAAGTCTCTATCACTCAATGTTAAGGTCTCCTTTATTGTTTTAAATTATACCATGATGAACATCTCACTATCTTAGTAGATTACATTTTGATCCCACTAAAATCCTTTCTCCCTGCTTTGCGTGTAGTCCACTGCATCGCATCGTCTTCGTTTGCTCGTTTGCCAAAAGTTGATTGATCGAATACAGGACCATTGTCTACAATATCTTCTTGTGCAGTTTGCTCGCAGTCAAATAGTCGCATCTTCGCTCGATCAACTCCAACTACGAACCTCTTATAAGTAGATGGATCGCCATAGCGATTTTTCAATTGTTTCACCATGATCTGTCCCAAGTCCTCCAACTCCTCAGACGCAATAAGTGCGATAAGGAAGTCGGCAGTGGCAGGGAGACCGAACGACTCACTTGTGTCGGTTAAATCAACATCTGAGTTACTATAACCAGAACGAGTTGTCTGAGTTGCAGACACCAACGGCACATTGAACTCCACTGCAAGTCCACGCAGTTCTTCTGCGATTGCCTTGACAAGAGTGTAAGAGTTGACTTGTGCACCTGCTTTGACTCGCGATGAAATACAGATGTTGAGGTAATCGATGTAAATAATGTCTGGAACAAACGACCGCTTCAATCGCAACTCGTTGAGCAGATGTCGAAAGTGTCCAGAACCTGCACTTGCGGTAGGATACTCTTTGACAATAAGTTTACCACTTGTCTTGCCCCTTACCCTTTCAATCTTCTTGTCGTACATGTCCTTAGAGAGTGCCTCAAGGTCATCTAAAGTGACATTCAAAAGGTTAGCATCGATTCGTTGTGCTATGCGCTCCTCTGCCATCTCCATAGTAATGTACAAAACATTCTTACCATTCAATAGGTTAGCAGATGCCATGTGACACATCGCGAGTGATTTGCCGACACCAGTACCTGCGAGGATGATGTTTAGCGACTTCTTAGGCAATCCACCCTTTGTAATTTTATTTAGGTATTCAAGGTCAAATGGGACTCGTTCCTCAACACGATGGTAAAAATCATAACGAGTATCTGCATCATCAAGGAAGTCGTGTCCAATGTTTGGATCAAAGGATACACCCAACGCATCCGACAACAACTCAGGTATCGCACCCTTGTCGTTCTTCTTGTCGTTGCCATCAAGGATTGCAATCGAGTTCATGATTGCGTTGTAGATTGCTTTCTCTTGACACCACTTCTCAGTCGTGTCAGTCAACCATTGCTTGTCAACATCCTCACCATCAAGTGATGAGATAAGAGATGAGGAACTGCTGAACTCTTCATCAGACAGATCATCACGACTGTCCATCTCAAGTGTCAATGCTTCTTTGGTAGGAAGACTGTTATACTTATTGATGAACTTATCGATCTCTTGATATACAGTCTTCTCTAAACGATCATGGAAATACTCAGACTTTAGATAAGGAAGTGTGCGTCTCGCAAAGTCCTCATCATTCAGCAGATGCCTCAGTATCACCAGTTCCGTCTTCGCCATTTTTTACACTCTCTAGTTGTTCTTCAATGATTTCGGTTAGAATATCACCTATTATAGTCTTAAACTCTTCTGTTGTCAAGTCAAGATCACTTGGGTTTTCTAGGGTAATTGTGTTAAATGAAAGAATAACATCTTCATTATTTTCACCTCCTTCAAAAGACACTGTATCATATTGATATATGATGCCTTCGTATGTCCCTTCCTCTAGTTTAACTGCCCAATGGTTATTATGAAAAGAATTATTGTGCTCAATTAGTTGATATTTCACTTGCATCTTCTTCTGCCTTATTTTCATCTACACCTATTTTACCATACAAAAACTCTTGTGCCGCGGCAACTTCCAATTGTGCCATAATATCGTCTGTGAAATAACTTTGCGGGTTTTCATTAATTGCTTTTGCAAACACCTTACGTCCGTCAGGCAATTCATATCGGGTAGATACTTTCTTTATAATGTCATATTTCTCAGCAAGATCAAGAAGACCGTAATAACGATCAAGACCGCTATCATAAGATAGTTTGACGAATACGTCTTTGTTTTCTTTTGTGAATCTCGATTTGTGCATACGTACTTTAATGAGGTTACCGATGACATCTGTGCCATCCTTGTCCTTCTTTTTTGTAAGCATACAGATAGATGATGCCGCATACTTGAGACCTGATCCACCAGAAATTTCTTTAGTTGGTACATACGCCCCCACCACATCGTAAACATGGTTAGTAACAAGCATCGGCACATTTGCCTTTGCCAACTTGAGAGAAAGAACTCTGAATGTGCCACGCAACAACTGTGCCTTAGTCATATCGCGTTTGTTTTCACCCTTTGCTGTATCTTCCAATTCTTTCTCTGACGAAAGCATACCCAAAGAGTCAAGTACCATCATCATTGGCGGTTGGTTCTTCTCTTCTAGATAATTATCTAACATACGCACTGCTTGAGTACGAAATTCCTCAATAGACTGCGGTTCAACAATTGCAACTCGTTTTGCGTCAATGCCTCGATCAGTCATCATCTTTTTTGTGACTGCGGCTTCGGTATCAAAGTAAATAACACCTCCCTCTGGATGTTGCTCTAAGAATGTCTTGAGCACTCCCAGAACAAAGAAGGTCTTACCTGTTGCAGATTCACCTGCGAATGCGGTGATCTTATTGTTAGGAACACCACCATACATCGAACCACTTAATACTGCATTCATAATGTATGAACCAGTGTCAATAGAACCAGAATACTCTGAACTATTTCCACCATCTTCAAGGATGTTTGCGTTATCAAACCCCTTGACCAAATCATTTAAAAAATTCACGATGTATATACTCCATCTAACTTATCACGGAATTGTTCGATTTTTACAAGTCTATCTTTGCCGTTCCATTTGATGTAATCTTTTTCTGGATTAGCTGCGAGATTATTCAGTAAAGGTAAAATCATGTTGTATAAAGTATCGCATTTTTCTTTGTATTTGTCAACCTCAGATGCTGTTGACTGTGCGGTGGACTTGACTTCTTTTACAATGTCAAGTTCGTTTTCATCCACCATAGTGAACCCAAAATCAAAGTCACTCATGTGAAAAAATCCTCCAATGTTGCTTTCTTTTCCGAACTCCAACCAATCGCACTGAGAATAGCACTGATGGGTTCAAGGAATGCTTTGTCAAACTGTGTGTCGTAGTCTATGTATTGATTCAGCCCGAACTCTTTCGGTAGGGAAGACATAATGCTAAGAACATTTTGCCGAATAGGATTTGGAGTTTTGAGATAACAAAACTTGATCTTTTCACCGTCTTTGATTGACTCATAACGTTTCTCCAACTTATGTTGCTTGAGCAAGTGATTGTAGAGTAGACTACCTCTTACATGAATCGGAGTGCTTTTCATAAACTCCAACTCATCCCCATTGGTTGTATATTTAGTGAGATCAGTCACTCCACGAGGGAATGCAACTTCCTCAAAGGGTAGAGTGCGAAACTTTTCTTTAAAGTCTGCGATGTATTTTTGTACAGTTGCCTCGTCAGAACTCATAATCAGTTTGACTGCACCCTTCAACGCATCACGACAAGACTGTGGTGTTGATGATTTGACAATCTCCAATCCCATGACTTTAAGTTTAGGTTCAGTATATCGTACACCTTCGTTGTCATACACATTGAGTGCATAACGCTTCTTCGCAGTCCAGATGCCCTTGTCCGCAATTGCCTCACGTTTCATGAACATCTTCTGATCATATACATTCATCAGATCAGCAAGGTTTTGATAACTCTGATCAATAAACGGTTCAATCTTCTTTTGAGCAACATCGTCCAAGAATTTGACCACCCGGTCAGTATCAAGGTTTTGTACTCCGTCTCCCTTCGTAAACACTTGGTTAACCAATCGGTCAAAAGTGATGTATAGCGAATCTGTATCTGAAGCAATGACATAATCTTCACCCTCTGTCTTCAGTAGTTTATTAAGGTATTCATTCACTCGTGCTTCGATCCACCGAATGGACAACTGCCCACTCAGCGTAATCGACTCTGCCATTCGCACATCAAAGAAACGAAAGTATTGGTTACCCAACGCACCATAGGCAGAGTTCAACTGAACCTTCTTTGCGAGTTGCAGATTCTTGTACTTAGAGATGTCTTTCTCTAACTGCTTCTTGCGAGTAAGAAGTTCTTGTTTTGTCAAAGTACCAATCCACTCACTGCTGAACGGTATGCCTTTTCAATGTCATTGTTTACTGCTGTGACGAACACATACTGCTGAAATGTTACCGCATCCGGATTCATTTTCCCTGTTACGCAAATACCTGCCGCAAACCCCATACCTTGTTCATTCTGGATCAGCATCCGAGGATCATCTAAAATAATGTTCCCATCTTTCAATGTTCGATACTTACCAACAAACTCGCCTGCAATCGTTACGACTGCTACTACGTCACCTTTTGTCATGTCAACTCCTTCAGTTGCTTATTTACTTCTTCAAGTTCTTTCTGTGCTTCAATCATTTTTTGTTTATAAAGTACTCGTTCATTATACATCGTTTCCATCATTTCTGGCAAGAACCCTTGGCAATCTTTTCGATAGTAGAATCCATTGGCAGTCAAGCATTTGTCTTTGTCTATGGCATCGTCCCATTGATCAATCATTTTCATATCAACGATGTCGTCTACTGTGATGTCTTCTTTCATATTGGGTATGAATGTGTCTGGACTGATGTTGTACTGCATGATCAAATGCGGATACAACGAGTTCAAGTCAAACGACATCACCCAATTGTGCATCCCAACCTGTGGGTCTTTCACATACGCACCCGCATACTTGGAGTCCTTGCCTTGGAAATCCTTTGGCGGAATCACGATCTGTTGCTTGAGCAGGTAATTATGTATCAACACATCCCACATGCGTACTTGCGTGAAGACATCACCATAGTTTACTTGAGCATCGTAAGCAATCGTCAGTGCCTGTTCGATGAGACGCATCTTATCCTCCAGTTTGTCAACCAACTCAACATCCTTGATGTTGTAGTCAATGAACTTCTGGTAATCTAACTTATACAGTTGGTGTAGTGTCTCCATCTCAGAGTAGTCGAGTTTATTCTCACCAAGTTCTACATAACCGATATGATCTAGTCGATACGACTCTTGTTGTGAGTATGTGAACTTTTTATAGAGTTGCATATAGTCAAGCACTGCGAGTCCAACTAATGTATACTCTTTTGATTCCTTACCAAAGTTGCCCTTAAAGGTTCGTTCTTGAATCCACTTCGCAGGGGATAGACGACGAGCATCTTTCTCACCGATCAGTTTTGTGATACGATTGATTAGATAAGGTATGTCGAATCCATCAACATTCCAACCAGTAACAATGTCAACATCAATGCGTTCCCAGAACTCAAGAAATACATCTAGGAGATGTCTTTCTCCACGACAATCCACGTAAGATACAGTATCACGAGTATTGTTATACTCACCGACACCAAAAACAAAATATCTGCCATTGACCGAAACCGTAATTGCTGTAACAGGTTGGTTCGCTATCTCTGGATTGGGGAAACCTTCCTCACTACCAACCTCAATATCAATGTTTGCTACTTTCACTACGTCGGGATCAAACTCTTTGCCGTAGTGTTCATTGAGACATGCATATGCCCAATTGGTTGAACCGTAGATCTTAAAGTTATCTACTTCCTCATATCTAGACACAAAGTCTCGTGCCTCTTTAATTGATCCCAACTCCATCGGTTCGACAGGAGATCCAAGCACTGTCTTCCAAGTCGTCGGCCGACGAGATGGCACATAGAGGGTAGGTGAATAATCAATACGGTCTACAATGCGACGACCATTGTCGTAACCGCGAATGAAGACCGTATCACCTTTGCTATAGAAGTTTGTATAAAATCTCATGCAGTAATTATATCATAGATCTCTTTCCAGTTCAAGACCCGTGTGACACCCTCACAAGTGATAACATCTGCGTTTTCTGGTTTGTCTTCAACCCAGTAGCAATCAGTGCCACGGTACTCTTCCAATGCTTCATCTTTGTCAGCACCAGTATCAAGGTAGACATACCGTTCGAACACTGTAGGACCAAACAACTCAATCAAGTTTTTTGTCCGTAGATGCTGACTGTAAGGATCATCACTGAGACTTGTAATCGCATGGAATACATACCCATGTTCTTCGTGCAACTTTTTCACATACTTGATTGCGTCACGTAGTGGAGGCAACTTCCGAATCTGTGCACTCTCGTTAAACATCCGTGTGAGACGTTTTCCTTCAGCACTTTCAATGCCGTAACGTTCGTTGATTTTGTAAACTGTTTCTTTACCTTCAACGACTGTGTAACC